ATCAATGGCTTCGAAAGAGAAATATTACCTTATCGGTAACGTAGACGCCGACAACAAGCGTTATACGGCTCTCTCTGTTTACACCAACGAAGACGCACCCACTACGGGGAAAGTCCTCCTCACCGAGTCCGGACAATATACCTACAAGGTATGGGGGCAGAACTCAAGCACGAACCTCGACCCTACGAACGCCGCCGTCGTTGCACTCATCGAAGAAGGGACTCTTTCTGTATCCGGGGAGACGGGTTACAACATTCCGGAGATTACTATCCCCGATAACATCATCTACTATCAGTAATGGAATTTATTCAGCTCAATAAATACGAAGAGAGGAGTTACGCGGAAACCCCCAACCGCGGGGGCTTCGTGAATTACGGGGATGACAATCTTTTCCCGCAATACCTCGTGGATCTCTTTCATTCTTCGGCTACACATAACGCCCTCTCGACTACCATCGCCATGATGATTTTCGGGGAGGGTTTCGATGCTTCCGACCTCGAAGGCCGCCTCGCCTTCGACCAATGGAATTTGAACGACGAGTTGAGGAAGGCTTGTTTAGACTTTAAGATTCAAGGCGGCTTCGCCCTCGAAGTTAATTGGAGTATTGACCGCGAAAGCATCGCCAACGTCTCTCACCTTCCTTTTGAGAATATCCGCGCGGGCTTCTGCAACGAAGACGAAAAAGTCGAGTACTATTATTATTCGAAGGATTGGGAAGACAAGCGAGAAGAGCCGGTCGAAATATGCGCGTTTGACGTAGAAAAGAAGATCGACCACCCGACGCAAATTCTGTACGTGAAGCCGTTCTCTCCGGGTTCGTTTTATTACCCGAAACCGGATTACGTGGGTTCAATCAACTATATAGAACTCGACAAGGAAATCTCCGTTTATCATATTAACAATATCAAGAACGGGATGAGCCCTTCGTTCTCGATTCACTTCAAAAACGGTATCCCACCCGAAGAAGAGCGGACACGCATTCGAATGGATATCGAAAGGCAGTTGAGCGGGGCAAGCAACGCGGGGAAGTTCATCGTCACGTATTCCGATGATCCCGACCGAAAGCCCGACTTCGAGCCGTTTCAACTTTCCGACGCGCATAACCAATACCAATTCCTTTCGGAAGAGGTTACCGCTAAGATCATGGTCGGTCACCGCGTTACGTCTCCACAAATGTTCGGGGTAGCTGTACCGGGTAAGTTGGGCGGCGGAGGAGAATTGGCGGAGGCTTCAGAACTCTTTGAACGAAACGTTATCGCCCCCGCACGGCAAGTCGTCACAGAAGCCGTTAAAACGCTTCTAAACGCTTCGGGATTGAGTTCTCAGTTGATTACGCTCTCAAGCGAAGAAATCAACCTCGACGGCTGTATGTCTTACCTCGAAGAAGTAGGGGAAGAGATGGGAGAGGAATGGGAGCTTATCGATGAGGTAGAAGTCGACTACGACCTCGAGACAGCCCGCGACGCTATGTGGGCATTTGCCCGCGTCCCGAGTTCCAAGCCTCAAGCGGGTTCGGAACAAGATACCGAGATTATAAAAGTTCGTTACGCCTACGCTCCCGAAACAACTTCCAGCGATTCGAGAGAGTTCTGTAAGAAGATGGTTTCTTCGAAACGTGTATACCGAAAGGAAGACATCGAAGCCGCGGGAGATAGAGCGGTTAATCCCGGATGGGGGCCAGAAGGCGCGGACACGTATTCTATTTGGCTTTATAAAGGCGGCGGGAATTGCCACCACTTTTGGAAACGACAAACGTACCTCCGGAAGAATAACGAACGTATTTCGGTCAATCAAGCGAAGAAACTCATTCGAGAGGCAGGAGTCACCGCAAAGCGACTCGAGGAAAACGATCGCCGCGTAGCTACCCGTCCAACAGACATGCCGAATAACGGCTTTTTAAATCCCCGATAAATGGCACTTACCGCAGAAGTACTCTTTGTGAATCCGGACTATATTAAGCGGATCACCAACATAAACGGAAGCATCGAAGACGCTTACCTCGTCCCTTCGATTATCCTCGCTCAAGACAAGTACCTTCAACTCTATTTGGGGACTGACCTCCTCAACAAGTTGAAGAGCGACGTTTCCGGGGGTACGCTTGCCGGCGACTACGCTACACTTATGGATTCATACGTCCGGAAGGCGTGCCTTTGGTGGACTATGGTAGAACTTATCCCTTCGCTTTATGTGAAGATGGATAACGGGTCGCTCGTAATTCGCACCTCGGAAGATACGACGGCTATCTCTCCTGACGATTTACATAGGGAGGTGGAACGCGCACGGCAGAACGCCCAATTCTATACGTTCCGACTCTACGACTATTTATGCGCGAATACGACTCTCTTTCCCGAATATTCTTCCAACACGGGTGCGGATATGTTGCCCCAACCCGCCGACTATTATCAATCGGGGATGAGTATCTCGGGGAGTAGTCGTTACCCACGCCTTGTTGATTTAAGAGCCTTCTTCGGATGAGAAAAAACAGAAAAGAAAACATCACGTTATTAAAGAAATTCCTCGATGACCTCGACCGAAATAATACTCGTAATTCTTCCAAGCCTTCTCGCGATCCTCGGTGTATGGGTAAATCTGAATCGAGAAGTTGAAAAGCTCAAGGGGCGTATCATTCGCGTAGAATCCGACAAAGACGAATTGAAGGATATGATGAAGGAAGTGGTTAAAGCGGTTCACAAAATCGAATTAATGCTTGCGGAGCGATGAGGTACTTTAACTTCGAAGAATTTGATTCTCCCGACAAACCCGGGAGCGGGGAATTCATGGATAGTAATTTCCTCGCTATGTTGGACGAAGCTCGGGACTGTGCGGGCATTCCTTTCGTTATTTCAAAGGGCGGCGGATTCCGTACGGTGGAATACAATCGGAAACTCATAAAAGAAGGCTTTCCCGCTTCGCGGAATTCTTCGCACCTCTTAGGACTTGCCGCCGATATCTACGTTACCGATTCGCGATCTCGCTATATCATTATGGAAGCCCTCGCCGAAGTCGGATTCAATCGGGTGGGGGTAGCCCCGAATTTTCTTCACGTTGATCTCGATATGAACAAACCGCAACATAGAATTTGGGTTTACTAAATGCCTCGCCCTCGACTCACTCCGCGCCAATATAAGGCAGTAAAGAACCTTCAAAGAAAGGAGCGGAGAATCCTCGTCGTAGGGGATTTACATTGCCCCTTTGAACTCGACGAGTATCTCGATTTCTGTTTGCACGTATATGAAGCTCACTATTGCAATCAAGTAATCTTTATCGGGGACATCATCGATAACCATTACTCCAGCTATCACGAGACCGATCCCGACGGCATGAGCGGAGGGTACGAACTCAAGCAAGCTATTGAACACGTCGCAGAATGGGCGGAAGCCTTCCCGGTAGCCGATGTTATTATAGGGAATCACGATCGACTTATTATGCGAAAGGCGTTTTCTTCTTCCGTCCCTCGGGAATGGATAAAGGATTACAACGAAGTTTTGGGTACTTCGTGGAATTGGGTCGAAAGGATTGAATACGACGGGGTGCAATACGTTCACGGCGAAGGGGGTACGGCACGAACGAAAGCGAAGAACGACTTCCAGTCAACCGTTCAAGGGCATATCCATACGCAAGCCTATGTAGAGTGGATGGTCGGCAATAATTTTAAACTCTTCGGGATGCAAGTAGGGGCGGGCGTGGATCGCAATAGCTACGCCGCCGCATATGCGAAGCACTTCAAAAAGCAGGCGATAGGGTGCGGGGTAGTAATTGGCGGACATACCGCCTTTAACGTATTAATGGAACTATGATTAAGGTATCTACGCGCCTCGTAATTATTACGAGAAGCAAAGCGTTTAAAATCCCTCTCGACCGCCGCGGATGGCTACAAGGTATCAACGAGGGAAAAGTATGGGAAGAATATAAAGAAAGCGGATACCTCGCTCCGCTTCTTTGGTCGTGGGGTGGCTTCGTATGTATGGAAAGAGTCCGCCCTACCGATTACGTGCCTCCTTACTTAATCGCGAACGTCAAAGACAAAATCCCCGCCCTTGATATAGTCAACTGCGATTTACGACGGTTGGAGAATTGGGGGGAACATAACGGAAGAACAGTTCTTCTAGATTACGGAGTCGACGAACGCATATCAAAGATGTACAAATGAAGTTCAAAGAAACAAAGCTCGGGAAATGGTTTAGAGAGAAAAGCCCCGACGTACTCGAAGCCGTGGGGGAAATCGTCCCAGGGGGAGAACTCTTGCAAGCCCTTGGGCTTTTGATTGATCGCACTACGGAAAGCGAAGAAGAAAAGAAAAAAGCGCGGCTCATGCTTCAAGAGCTTGCGAATGCCGATCGTGCAAGCGCACGAAATAGAGAGGTAGAAGTTACGAAGGCACTCGGGAAACGAGACTATATGCAAATGTTCGTGGGAATCTCTGCGATGCTTATTGGAATTGCCCTTGTTATTTGGGCGAAAAACGGCGTGGAGGACAAAGAGATCTTCTTTCACATCCTCGGGTTTGCAGAGGGTACGCTCGTGGGGCAAGTAGTGAACTATTATTTTGGGAGTTCTCAGAAGTAGGGGTATATTCGCTTAGGTTATTGCATTCAGATTTTCGTTTGTTGTTTAAGCAAAGGAGGGAGTCCAACGGGATTCCCTCTTTTTTTGTGCTTATCACAAAATAAATTTTGGAAAATGAAATATTTTTTAGATATTTGCCTTAACAAACGAAAAAACAATGAACGATTACAACGGCTGGACAAACTGGGAAACTTGGCAAATTCTGCTTTGGGCAGAGAACGAAGAACACTCCTACAAGCAAACCACTGAATTTGTAGAATTTTATGCTCACCGAGCAGGTTTCTTAGACAAGGTAAAATATTTCTTTCGCTCTATGTTTCCGGATGGAACGCCCGACATGGATAACGCGAGCGAAATGAACGAAGTAAATTGGCAAGAAATTGCCGATCACTTAAAAGAATGGAACAACTAAACAACAAACAAATGGAACAATTAGAATCAATACACCTTGACCTCATCGACTCGCTTACGCTTGAGGTTTACTTCCGCCGCAGACAATACGAACAAGAAAGGCTCGAAGGCTTTTTGAAGAATCAAGAATTGATGGGGGCGAACTTCGTTCCTATCGATATTGAACGGGTTTTTCTATGTAGGGCGGGATCAAGTAAAATCGACATCAGCGAGATTCACGCTTCCGAGTATCTCGATATTGATATGAATAAACTCCTTCACGACATTCAAACCCGGATCTTATGACAGAAATAAAAGACGATGTTCTCAAAATGTGGGATTGGGCAGAAAGCGAATACAACGCCGAAGAAGTCCACCGCCTTAGAACAGAGATAGAGTTTGCAATCAATAACCTCAACCGATACATTAACCATGAATTCAGAAAAAAAGCAATGGGTAAAACCGATATGCGTTCAAAGTAGCGTAAACGTGAACCCCGCACCCACTTACGGAGAATGGGCGGAAGCCCTCCGAGACGAAGACGCAGAACTCGAAAGACTCTGGAAAGACTTTAAAAACTCTATTATTAAAGCGAGAACTATTAACCCCAAAACCAAACAAAATGGGACAATCTAAAATCAAGACCATTCAACCGAATGGCACTTATGACAGCCGTAACGGGCTTATGTACAAATTCGAAATCGAACTCGAAAACGGGCAGGGCGGAGAAGTATCCGCAAAGACCGAAGATCGTTGGAAGGTAGGCGATGAAGTAGAATTCGAAATCACACCCAGCAAATGGGGAGATAAGATGAAACTTTCGAAGCCTGGCTTTCAACAAGGAGGGGGATCCCAAAGCCCTGAGATACAAAAACGCATCGATGCGTGTTGGGCGATCGGCCTTGCTATTCAACAAGCCTCCGACCCTCAAGAAGTAATCGAAGCGGCGGAACACTTAATCTCGATGCGGGACTCCTTAATCTCGAAGCTATGAAGCATACACCATATACAGAATACGAGGAGCAAATTCTGCTCCATCGAGCGAATCAATATCTCGGTTCAACAGGTCACGTACAATGGAAAAAAATTCCTTTGATGCCGAACCGAGATAGAAAGTCGATGTCTAATCACTGGCAAGCGATGAAAAAGCGACTTCACTACGACGGCAATAAATGGCTTTTAAAGGAAAAAACCCTCTTCGATAAGGTAACCCCTATTGCGAACGTAGTTAATGCAAAGAAGACCCCTCAAAATGCGTCTAAGAGGAAACGAGTAAAGGAATCGCGAGGGCTAAAGATGAAGAGGTCGTTTTTATGGGGAGCTTTAACAATCGAACGTTATGAATAATATTAAATTGTTTTTGATCAGAAACTACGATTCACTCGAGAAGGCTTCAAAGGAAATCGGCGTAACGTCGAACACGGTTCGGAATTGGTGCGGAAGAATGCCTCGGAATATGCTCAAGTACATTCCAGAGATTTCGAATACTTGCGGAGCGAACTACGCGGAAATCGTGGAAGAAGTTTTAATTTGCGAACGGGAGGGGGTGGAATAGCCCCCTCTCTTTCAATCTTAAACAATGGAACGAGAATTCAAAGGCGTGTGGATCCCAAAAGAAGTATGGTTAAACCAAGACCTCTCCCTCGTGGAGAAAGCCCTCCTCGCAGAGATAGACAGCTTCTCTGGTGAAGGGAAAGCGTTCTACAAATCAAACGAAACCATCCAGGAAGAGTACAAGATAAGCCGACCAACCATCTCCAAAGCTCTGAAGAAATTAGAGGGCATGGGATTTATTAAAGTGGAGTTCGATGGACGAAAGAGGAAAGTAAATTATCAGGCAGACCGTGAAATTTTTACGTGCAGAAGGAAAGAAATTTACGGGCAGACCGTAAAAAAGTTTCCGGCAGAAGGAAAGAATAGTACCTCTATTAATACAAGTAAAGAACAAGTTAAAGAACAATCTAAAAAAGAGGCGATCGTTCTCCCTTGGGATTCCGAACGATTCGCGGATATTTGGAATGAATGGAAAGAAGACCGCAAAGAACGAAAAATTAAGAAGTACACGCGGCGCGGAGAACTCGCCGCTTTGCATAAACTACACAACGAAACAAATGGAGACGAACAACACGCAATTGAAGCAATTCAACTCGCTATCGCCAACCAATGGCAAGGAATC